TCACTTGATGACCCAGAGGAACTATGAGTACCATCATACTTGACATCGAAACTGAATCCCTCACCCCATCTAACATCTGGTGTATATGTACACTGGATATAGAGACAGGAGAGGAACAGACTTACCTTAACCCAACCTCTATCCCAGAAGAAAAGGAACGCTTCAATAAAACTTGTACTGACAGTCATCGTTATGTTCTTCATAACGGAATCGGTTTCGATGTACCAGTCTTACGAAAGCTTTGTGGATGGTCTGTTAGAAACGACAGAATAACAGACACTTTGGTTGTATCCAGGCTCAAGGACTACGGCATTGAAGACGGCCATAGCCTTGCAGCTTGGGGCCAAAGACTCGGGTTCCCTAAGACCTACTTCAAGAAGTTTGACACCTTGTCCCAAGAGATGATCGACTATTGTAAGCAGGATGTAAGGGTGACACATAGGCTGTACACCAAGCTATTACCGTTCATCAACGACAAGACACAGGCCACCGCCTTACAGGTAGAACATGACATTCAATGGCTGTGTGAAGAGATGACAGACAACGGCTTCTACTTCAACAAGACAGAGGCAGAGACTATCCTTGCCGAGATTACTGAACGGAAGAATATACTGGAGACTGGATTCCAGAAGGACTTCCCTCCAAAGCTGGAGCCTGTTCACTCTGTTACCTACCGGACTACCAAGGACGGCAAAGAATTTGCCTCTGTCACCAAGGCCAAAGAGAAGTATATGGTCCACACTGTGAAGGACGGTATGCTTCTGTGCTTTGACTATGTACCCTTTAATCCCGGCTCACCACAGCAACGTATAGACAGGTTGTGGGAGGCAGGCTGGCAACCAACAGACAAGACCAAAGGATACTTGGACTATGAACGAGAACAGAAACGGTACTAAAAAGGGTATGCACTACCAAAGGTACGGCTGGAAATGTAATGAGGTTAACCTTTCCACAGTTCCTGACACAGCCCCTGCTGGTGCTCACAACATAGCTGAGTGGATGACACTGGAAGGTAGACGTTCTTCTCTTGTCGAATGGTTAGGACACTGCGGTGACGACCACCGTATTCACGGAAGGTTCACACATATAGGTGCATGGACTGGACGTATGGCACACAGCAGCCCCAACCAAGCCAACATCCCTGCTTCTTTCCATGGTGAATCCAAGACTGCTGTAGAGGCTGTCAAGGCTAACTATGATGGCAGGATGAGAGCACTGTGGTGTGTACCTGATGGCCACTGGCTAGTCGGTACTGACGCCGAGGGTATTCAACTTCGTATCCTTGCCCATCTGATGAAGTCTGAGGAATATGTACATGCTATCGTATCCGGCAAGAAGGAAGACGAAACCGACATCCACAACGTCAACCGTCGAGCACTGGGTATGTCCCATGTTACCCGAGACATGGCTAAGACTTTTATCTATGCCTTCCTTCTTGGTGCTGGTAATGCCAAGGTAGGTGAGATACTCAAGGTCAATTCAACAGAAGCAGCACAGGCAGTAGAGAACTTCATGCAGTCTATCCCTGGCCTTGCTGACCTGAAAAAAAGGGTTATCCCGTCAGTAGCCAAGGCTGGCTGGTTCACTGGTCTTGATGGTCGTCGGGTACCAGTACCCTCAGAACACAAGACACTGGCTGGTATGTTACAGAATGGTGAAGCAACTGTAATGAAACATGCTGCCCTTGACTGGACAGCTAAGGCAAAGGGAATCAAGTTCAAGCTGGTGACTTGGCCCCATGATGAATGGCAAACAGAAGTAGAAGGAGATAAAGAAACAGCAGAAAAACTAGGTGCAATACAACGTCAATCAATTGTTGACACTGGAATCAAACTGCGTATAATGTGTCCTCTAGCTGGCTCCACCGACATCGGTACCAACTGGAATGAAACACACTGAAAAGGAAAAACGAAATGTCAAAGTTTAAGTCTGTCACTACTGTTGGTCCGGTCTTTTGGGCTAAGGTCATGCCTGGTCAGGAAGAAATGGGATACCTCGGAGCCTATGAGGCTTTCGATGGTGCCTTCACTATTGACCAAGAGTTGAGCAAGGAAGAGTTTGCCAAGCTCAAGGAGGCTGGTAGTCAGAAACGTCCTGTCCAGAAACACCTCATGGATGGACGTATCGTACTCAAATTCGTCCGCAAGAACCGGGTAACTAACGGCAAGGGTGAACTTGTCGAGGCTGCATCTGGTGCCCCAGAACTTGTAGATGCTGATGGCAACCCTTGGTATGGTGAGTTTATTGGTAACGGTTCTGTCTGTTCCCTCACCAATCTCCTCTCCTTCTTCAAGGCACCGGACGGTACCACAGGTTGCCGTACTACACTGACTAAGGTTCAGGTTCTTGAGCATATTGCTTTCGAGTCTGAGGCTGCGTAAGGAATGGTGTTGTGGGCGGTACTAGGAAACCAAACCCTATGGCTAAGGACTTGAGACAACCCAAGTATCGCCCACAGGTTATACCAAACAAAAAGAAAACCATACCAAGGAAACAAAAGAATGTCTCAGATCAAAGTAACCTATCTTGACCACATGGGGTCAGACTTGTCTGTCGTAAATGCAGCACGAGTTAGCTTTGGTAAGAAATCACATTGTGAAGAGATACGATGGGTAGAAATGGGTGATTGGTCGGGTGACATTCCTGTTGTTTCCCAGCGGGACGCAAATCTAATCAGTTACCTAGCCAACCACGGGCACATCAGCCCCTTCGGCCACTGCTTTGCTTCCTTCCACGTCAAGGCTCCTATCTTTGTAGCTCGACAGCTAGTGAAGCACAAGTTCCTGCGGTGGAATGAGATCAGTCGTAGGTATGTAGACGAAGAGCCTGAGTTCTATGTACCTAAAGTGTGGCGTGGTAAAGCTAAGAATAAGAAGCAAGGCTCCTCTGACACCACTGTAGATTTTTTGCGTATGCAGGGATTCGGAGAACAGACTGTAAATGACGGTGTATTCAAACACCAGATGCACACCCTAGACCTCTACCGTGATATGATTACAGCAGGAGTAGCACCTGAGCAAGCACGTATGGTCTTACCTCAGTCCACAATGACCGAGTGGTACTGGAGTGGTAGCCTTGATGCGTTTGCAGATATGTGCAGCTTGAGGCTTAAGCCCGATACCCAGTATGAGACCCGACTGGTAGCACAACAGATCAGTGAGAAGATGGCTGAGTTGTTCCCTGTGTCGTGGGCAAGCCTTGTAACGGAAGGAGATAAGTAATGAAACAAGTACTAAAGTCTACTGCAATATTCTTATTGGCCGTATTAGCCGTATTACTAATTGTATGGTATACGGTTTATATTTGGGGTGACTGTTTGGAAGAAAATAGTTTCTTTACCTGTGCAAGGATGTTAAACAGATGAGCCTAACAAGCGATGACTGAACAACGAGCCAGGTTTGATTCTTAAATATCAATCTCTCAGGGTTTAAAGATGACAAGAAGTTTGGTATCATCTTATGGGCAGATGACCCCGATCAGATACTTGAAGACTGGTGTGACAGACTCCAAGACCTGGAGATAGAAGGCTACTTAATAGGAGAAGAAGATGCATGAACCAGAGGAAGATGTCGTAAACAAGCCGCCTCATTACAACAACGGAAGTATTGAGTGTATCGACTATTTGAAAAGCAATATGGATACTCTTATGTTTATGGGGTATCTTGAGGGGAATGTAAAAAAGTACTTGCATAGGTTCAGGTACAAAGGTAAACCATTAGAAGACTTGAAGAAAGCACAGTGGTATCTTGATCGACTGATATGGGAGTACAAACAATGAAGACAATCGACACCCTAGTAGAAGACATTTATAGTGTACTTAAAGGCGGCAACGGATGGTCTGGGAACAACGGTTCTTTCTTGGGGGAAGCTATTGCTTTCAGTTCTAACCGTAGGTTTTCTAAACAAAACAAGCCTCGTAGGTACCTGTCACTTTCTTCAGTAGGTTCTAGCTGTGAACGTAAACTCTGGCTCCGTATCAACGGTGTTGATCCTGAGGAAGAAGTATCTGGGCCAGACCTGTTGAAGTTCTTCTATGGCGATATGGTTGAAGAGCTTGTGCTAAGTCTTGCTTCGGCTGCTGGACATAGTGTTGTAGGTCAACAAGACGAACTTGTTGTCGATGGGGTCAGGGGTCATAGGGACTGTGTTATTGACGGTATGACAGTTGATGTCAAGACTGCATCACCCTACTCCTTCAAGAAGTTTGTAGAAGGTACTCTGCACCAAGAGGATTCTTTCGGGTACCTCAGTCAGTTATCTTCCTATGTTTATGCAGCAAAGAATGACCCACTTGTAACCGACAAAACCCGTGGAGCTTTTCTTGTAATCAACAAGGTCTCTGGGGAAATCTGCTTAGACATCCATGACTTCTCGAACACTCTTGAAGAAAAGCCTCAAGAGATTTCCAAAGTCAGGGCTATGGTTAAAAGTGACAAGATGCCTGACCGTCTTGCTACTGTACCCATGAGCAAGACATCACCTAATACAAAGCTGTGTACTTCCTGTACTTTCTGTGGACATAAGAAAACCTGCTGGCCTGAGATGAGGGTGTTCCAGTATAGCAATGGCCCTGTCTATCTGGTTGATGTAGTTAGTGAGCCTAACGTACCAGAGGTTACTGATGCGGCCTTCTAGTGCAAAGGCAAAGGGTCGGAAACTTCAGCAGCTTGTCAGAGACAAGATACTAGAGAAGTTCCCGACCCTTGAGGCAGAGACAGATGTTCGTAGTGCTATCATGGGTGAGACAGGCTGTGATGTAAAGCTGTCGTCAAAAGCTAGGAAGTTGTTTCCCTTCTCTATTGAGTGTAAGTCTCTGGCTAAGATAGCCGTCTACTCGTTCTATGAACAGGCTTCGGCTAACACAGAGAAGGGAACAAAACCTCTTGTCATATTCAAGGCTAACAGAAAGA